AGTTGACACGTTAGCCATTGCAAAGAGGCGAAAGGCGTCAGAGCAAACTAGGTCGACATAACCAATCTCCTGACCTTGAGGGTAGGTGTATCTATAGTCCTGAACATAACCTGAAAAGAGAAAGTGCTGTGTTGTAGCAGTAGTCGCAGCTACGCGGATCTTACGAAGAGGAGTAAGAAAGCCAAAATAAGGAGAAGATACATTTTGAGGGTTAAAGTAACTTTGAGGATCTAACACTCGAACTGTGCATGAGCCAGCCTCATAGGTGTCACGCATGATGTTACGCCCACGACGGATCGTGATTTGTCTAGTTACATCGCTAAGATCGACAACAGGATCTGGCACTTCTGAACTGGCAAACTGACTGACTCCTATGACGCCGTACTTCTCATCTCCGATAGTAAAAGGATAGCCAAAAGTAGCGCCTTGGCTAAAGTCAAAGGAGACTGAGATTGTCGGTTACTGCGACTTGCCGATCCTGATAGTCCTTGATTAATTGTTGAGTCACGTATTGCGCTGCCCACTGTTTGACCATCTAGATAAATTTGAATGTTGAGCAACTGGCTTTCTGCCGCTTGGGCTGCGTTGTAAGCTGTCGCCAATTCCATTTGTGCATCTGAAAAAGATGAAGAGACTTCTACTGGCTTTTCGCCAAGAGTTGATACTGAGACTCCTAAAGAAGCAGCTGTCCAAGCCAATACATCTGCAGGGATCTTCCAATTCTCGTACGGGTTTGGAGCCTTAGGAGTAGCAAGCAGGGCAGCCTGTAGAAGATTGTTGCGTTTGACTGCCTCTTCTAATTGACCAGCTAGCTTTGTTGCTAAAGTCTCGTTCTTATCTAGCAGCGCGATCTGTAGCTGTAGGGATAAGCGATCGCTCTCACTAATCTTACCCTTCAAGGCTGCTGCTAGTCCGATCTGTTCTAACTCGAGCATCCGAGCAGACTTTTCTAGTGCTGTTTTTTTCTTGGCCTCTGCTAATTGCTTGCCTTGCATTCTTGCTAGTTCTTTTGCACGCTTGTCCGCATCTGCTTGCAGTTTGGCCGCTGCCGCACGTTCTGCTGCTGTTGCATAGATACCGACAGGCATTGAACCGATGTAGCCCATCTTGATTTGATTGAAAGATGCCTTAAACATCTTCTCCTGTAGATCGATGATCTTTACAACATCATTCTCATAATCGTCGAAAGGGTTTAACGATGCCAAGATAGCTTGGTCAGATGTCAAGTAGTAAAGTTTCTTAAAGCCAAAGACTGCTGTTGCAACCATGTCAGCAATTTTGGATGCCAAGCGTTCAATCTTGGCCACGAACTCCTGTGGATCTCCTGCTGCAAAGGCAGAGATAAGAGACTCGACTAAAGCCCCACCGATCTTCTCAGATGCCTCTCCTGCTGCTGTGTTGATTAGTTGAAACTTGCCAGCATAGGTGTCAAGGTAATCTGCATTAGCACCCTTGAACTGATCAGATAGTTTGGCCTGCACATCAGCAAACTTCATTGTCTTGAGTTCTGCCTTGGTTAGCCCTAGGTTGTACTTACCTAGTCCTCTGGTCTGTCCAAGATAAGCATTGGCTAAATCTTGCACCACTGTTTCGTATTCGATGCCAGAGCCTGCTGAGATGTCAGTGGCCTGTGTAAGTAGTTCTTGAGCCTTTGTGACAGATCCAGTTGTCTGCAATAGTTTCTGCATTGCTGGACGTAATTGATCATCTGTGATGCCTGTGGCCGCGCTGAGACCAGAGATAAAAGACTCAATGCGAGGAGTCTCAAAGGCTATGCCTAGATTTTTGACTGCAATTGATAACTGACGAGCGGCCTTTTCATCTGCAATAAATGCTGTCGCGGCCTGCTTGCCAAACTTGATGACCGCTGCTGTTGATAGACCGATGCCTGCTGCGCCTGCTAGTTTCTTAAAGTTCTTTGTAAGGCCAGTGATTGCCTTGTCTGTTTCCTTAAAGGCCTTCTTGCCTTTGTTTTCAACAATTATGGGGATGCGTAGTTCAGCCATTAGCCATTGCCTTTCGCGTTAAACTTATCGGCAGCTTTCTCAAGCGCCTTAATGACTCCAGCCTTAGCCTTGCCTTCATCTTCTTTGTAAGCCTTAAATAAAGCGCGGCCTGACATCTTGCCACTGCCTTCTAGTGGTCTAGGCAGAACTGAGACGAACTTACCTCTGGACTTACGGCCAGCCCAATCATAAATGACTGCAGCTGCTCTCTTGCTGTGGATAGATACGGTTGAAGACCAGCCTTGAGCGTTGGGCTTAGTCGGTGTCAGCTTATAGCCTACGCCTCGACGTGCCTCGCTTGCATCGTACATTGGAAAGGTTGCAGTCTTAACTTCATGCTTGACGAAACCTGAAGGCATTTGATCATTAGATGGCAGGAAGCCTTTTGCCTTTTTGACTAGAGGCTTAAGAAACCCAACCATCTCCTCACGTGTTTCTTTATCTAGATCAGGAGAAAACTTCTTCAGGGCTTTGCGCAGATCGTTAGCGCCTTTTAGCTCTGTAGGCATCGCTCTGCTCCTTTGCTCTATCCTTCAGCGCCTTTAACAGCATCTGAAGCATTGTTGAATCTAGATCAATCAAGTGTTGTGGAGGGATAGCCGTCTCAATGCTCAATCGAGCGATGAGATAGTGGATGCTATCCCTGCCTAGGCCAAAGGGTCAGACTCAGCAACCTCTACACTCTTTAGAGTTTCGAGGAAGTCGCCGCCGAATGGCTTGACTGTGACTCCACTTAGTCGAAGGCCTTCCCATGCAAGCCAATAAACATCGCTTTGCTTTTCATCATCGCGAAACGCTTTGTGAAAACCCTTTTTAGCAAACAATTCGAAGGCGTATTCAAGGCGTGGGGTGATTTCAATCTCCGTCACGCTGTTGTCTGCCATCGTTACTATTAACTTTGCCATGCTGTTGCCCCTTTGTTTAGTTTCTTAGAATGTGCCTGTTGTGGCAACTACTGTAGTGCCTGAGACGTTAAATGTCAGGCTCTGCACTGCGAGATCAGCGACTGCGCCGTTGATGTCTGTTGTGCCGTTGATAAGGCATGTCATTGTGTAGAGAGGGTTAGTTGCAGATACTGCAGTTCCCTTTTCCTGTAGGAGGACTACTGTGACGTTTGTTCCCCAAGCAGCTTGCAAAGTCTGAAGGACGTTTGCTGTTGCTGTGTCATTAAGGAAGTCGATTGTGATTGATGATGCTTCAAGGCCTTTAACGAACTTATGTCCGCCATCGCCCATTGCTGTCACTTCAAGCTCGTCAAAAGTACGGTTGAGTGTTACTGCTGTAACGTGATCTGAGAGATCGACTGAGTTTAACTTCACGCCGACCTTGTTGTTTAAGAATACAGCCATGAGATTATTCCTCGTCTTTCTTAGTAGTTACTGGCTTAGGTGTTGATGGTGCTACCTGCCCGATCTTGATCAGGAAGGCCTCTTGCTCTTTTTCCCACTCGGACATTTTAGCTCCAACTCGTTAGGACTGAGATATTGATGTTACATGTAAGTAGATCACCCGACGCTGCAGACAACACGGCTGGAGCCGTTACATCTGAAACATTGTAGGTGTATGAGGATGCCGCTAGTAAATTAAAGACTCTTACTACGTCTTCCTCAATGCCGTTGAGATTGCCCTCATTGTCCAAGAGGGGAACCATGATACTCACAACGAAGTTTGCCATCGGTGAGATTGTTGCATTCCATCCGTTAGATGGAGAAAGGTAAGGATCTGCTGGAGCAATGACTACGCTGTTAGCAATAACGGTCGCAGGAGGGAATGAGAAGACCGAGTATTTTGTGTTGTCTGTAAGAGCGGCTGCAAGGCCTGCGCGTAGTGTTGAGATGGCAGACATCAGCCCACCATTGAACGCGGATCAAGATAAGGTGCAAGGAGGCCACGGACGCGAGCGAGAAGTGTGTTTCCCATGCGATACGGTGAAGGCTGATAGCCATCAATGGTCACGCCGCCTGAACTTGGAGCCTGACGGCTTTGCCAGATGTCGATCGAGATCATGAGAGATGCTTCTTGGATGGCAGGGATCGTTGTGTAATCTGCGTATGTCTCAGCAGCTGCGATGCCGTAAGGTTCTACTGAGTGATACGGGTTGTCGCTAGTGTGCGAGGTTGTCACTGAGAATGAACGAGTGCCTACACCTGTGATTGTCTTTGTGCCGTTGTACTTAGTTCCTGCGCCTGAGATTGTTACAGACTGGCCTACGTAAAAGTAATCGCGAATAGGCTGATCAAAGTAAAGAGTGCCTACTGTGCCCACATTGCCATGAGCAATGATGTACTGCTGGTTCTTCCATAGAAAAGGCAACAGAACGTTATCTGAAGCGTCGCAGACAGACTGCAAGACTGCATCGGTGTAGAGAGTACCTACGCCTAGAGCCGTACGAAGTTCTGCAACTGTTGTCAGAGCCATTCTGTGATCCTTTCTAAAGACTGGCAGGGTAGAAGGGCACTACCCTGCCAGCGACTTAGTGTGGCTTACGCCTTGTTATTCTTGAATGCGCCTGCTCCGACCTTGGTCGCAATTGCGCCGTAGCCGTAGTAGCCGATTGTGATCTGTCCTGCAGCTGTTGACTCTGCACGTAGACGGTAGGTAGGGCTCTCGTACCATGTGTATGCATCAGGGTTTACGATGATGATTGATCCATCTGTATCTGTTCCTGCTGCTGTGTTTGGTGTCACGAAGAGGTTCAAGCCTGCGACGTTACCCTGTAGAGCTGTAGGTGATACTGCGCCGCCTGCGTTCTGTGGCTGTGACGCTGTGTAGATAGGACGTCCTGCATCGTTGAGTGTCATGATGTTTGACCACTGTGATGT